TGTCCTTAGTGAAGTTAACCATATTCATTAGTCGTTAACTCCAACTACATTAACGTTAACATCAGACGTATTTGCGCGAATTGAAAGTATGCGTGATTTTGGAGCAGTAATTGTTTGTGCTACAGGCCGGGCAAACAATTTAATTTCAGAACCATTGTACGCACTTACATTTAGGTTTCGAATAATAACTCTACCGGTATCATAATTAACACTTCCAATATTTTGGTTGACCACAACAAATGAATCGCCTTGTAGACGAATAATTCTAAGTACACCAAAGCCGTTATCCTTAATAAGGCACGACACGCCTCGATACGTAAATGTAGAAGAACGAATTGCCGGCTTATGTGTAGCGTATATTTCACCCGGTTCGATATGCTGATCTCGAATCAATTCATTTGCAAACGACATATCGAAGTTGTTTGAAATATTTAAAGTTGGATTTAACGGTATAATTGGTAATACTTCAATATCGTTCGAAATAATATTAGGATCTGCCGCGTCAATGGCGGAAGACAAATTAGATTGTTTGAAACGAATCTTAAAGTCGTTGAGATACGTATCACTGTAAGATTGAAGAGCTGCAGTTACCTTTGAGCGAATATCTGTTTCACCAAGAGCAGTCGTTTTTGTATTAAAGTAGACTGTTGTATTAACAGAAAGATACATGAAGTCTGGTGATATCACTAAAGGTTCAATACTTACAGGTGATCGATCTCGTAGGAATGAAGCATATGTTCTCTTATTATTTTCTGATACACCATCAGCGTCTTGTACATCAACTGCAATTACAACACGGCCATAACGTGGAGGTGTTAATTCTTCTCCGCCATATACCGAAACCGCTTGAATTTCTGGATAACGAGTTTTAAGAAGCACCTCGTAGTCAGAAGCAGTAACTGCTCTATCTTGAACTTGAATCGATCGTGGTGCATAGTACTTGATCGATTCAATCGATTCGCGTTCAGCCCCACCTTCAGACCCAACTGAGAGTGTAACAGTGGTTGGATACCCTTGGATATTCTCAGGAATAGCAAAACTCGTAATACCGTTTGCTTCATCGGCGTTCGTAATCATGTACTCTACATTTAAGACGTTACCAGCAATTGGTTGAGCACCAAAACTGTCTTTACCAAATACAATCTCATACTTGTTATCTTCTGCTGCTTGTATGTAAAAGACTTTTGCGTCAGTTTCAACACCAAAAATTGAATTTCTTAAAACATATTCGGTAGAAGTAGTTGAAGTACTATTTTCTTTTACGTACACTCTTACGGTGCCGGTGTTAACTGCGTCATTTGATAAAATGAATCTTTCATTTAGATCACCTAGCACTTCAAACGATTCGTTTACCCAGGCGCCTTCAATAATTTCAAGATTGCTATAAGAATAAGCATTATTCAAAGGATATATTGTTACAGCTGATGTGTTATAGAAGTTAAAAGTTTTTGATCCACATTGAGCAGTAAACTTAGTCTTCGATGGAATAGTCACAAATGAAGGGTTATCATTTACACTAAGAGTAAGATTCACTCGTGCCCGCGCGCCAGTGCGAGACCGTGGAATATAGTTTAGGCCTTTTGCATGAGAAACAACTGACTCGCGTAATTGCGCAGAATCAAGAAACATCTCATTGATTGCCATGTTTGCATAGAAGTTGTTTTGAAAGGTGTTATAAGCAAGAACGTCAAGAAAGACGTTCATGTTTGAACCTTCAAAATTGTAGTCCTTAAAGCGGTCCTGCCCTTGCAAAAAGGTTTTCAGATTATCTTTGATCTGAGAAAAATCTAATTCAGTAATAGATGTTTGGACTGCCATTATCTTACCCTATCGAGTGTGAGTGTGAGAACTACTGGTTCTTCTCTATTTATTATGTTAAACGTGATTATGATACCAACATCATTTGAGTCAAGTGAAGCTAAAATGTCTATTCCAAGTATGCTACATCTTGGTTCATAGTTTTCGATGGTAGTACGAATCAATTCTTTTGCTATTATAATCGTATCAGTAGAAATGTTTTCAAACAATAACTGGCGGATATCGCATCCGACATCTGGTTGAAATAATCTTTCGCCTCTATTCGTGAGTATTAAATTACGAACTGACTCTTTTACTGAATTCTCATCTATCTTACGAGCAAGGTCGGCGTTAACAAGACTTTGAGTCATGTCTTTAAAGAAGTCAGAATACGTTTCTGTTCTTCGTGAAAGTGGTGTAATTGCCATGACCCTATCCTTTATTCAGTATTTATTGAGCATTGCTTGGTGCCATGGCTGGACCAGATGGCAATTTATTAATTTCGTCTGGAGTAAATCTTGGATTAGCCCCTGATATGTGATCTGCAATTGCCGCAGCAATAAGTTGTGGATTGCCGCCGCCCCAAGTACGGGTGTTGCCTAGATCGATATGCGTAAACTTTGTATTACTATTTGGGTAATGACCAATACCACCAACACCTTCTCTGCTTGCAAGCTTAACGACGAATGCTCTTTCTTCTGCAGTTAAATTTGCGCCAGAAATATCAAGAGCCATACCTCTCATATGTAAACTGTTCTTTGCAACACCCTTTGTACTTGTTGCAAGTTCAGCATTCTTTTCAGGTGATCGATAAGCGCTATTAATCGTAAGAGGTTTACCGATTGCTCTCGCAATTCGGAATGCGATTACATAAAGCATTGGATGATGGTTAATGACATAAGTCCATCCTCCTCGTCCTGACCGTTGATCAGCAACAGGAGTAGCAGCGTGTGTAATCGTAACATCTCCAATACTCACACTTCCGCTTGTCGAATTAAAGAGCTGTGTTAAGAATGTACGTTCATCACTACTTATCACAGGATCACGTAGTTTACCATTTCTTTGCGCTGCTTCTTCAGTGATAAGTCGAGGAGTTTCAGGTGCCATTCTTGGCAAACCGGCTTCAACCGACTTTGCTGTTCGCTCGTTTGACATCTGCTTAATACCGTACTCAGCTAAAGCAAAGTTGTTAAACATGCTCTTCAAAGAATCGAGCGGTGATTGCATAAAAGAGGTAATACTATCTGAAAGTTGACAAATTATCATTAAAAGATGAGCCATGGCTTCAGGCGTCAGTTCTTCAAATTGACCTGCAAGTTTTGCAATGATTTCTTCAATTTTATCTTTAATTGATTGAATACTTAGATCCGATAAGAATTGCTTTACTCTTTCAACTCTCTTCATAAATCTACCAAAAGCCGCCTGTATTTGAAAAGCGTAAGACTTAATTTGATCAACAAAATTATTAATCATTGAAAGAATTCTATCTTTTAACTCATCGACCATTTCTTGAAGCATTAACTTCCAAGCATTTAATCTTGCGATTACACTTGCAAGAGAAAAGTTTTTAAGTTCATTAATTAGCTTCGCACCGGCAGACAAAAAGCCAATGATTTGGGCAAGCTTATTTACGAGTCCAGCACAACTATTTCCTGTCGCTCTTTTCGCAAAATTAGGATCAAGATAATACTCCATGAGATCAAACACGGTTATTACCTGTGGAGAAGGAAGCGGAAGTAAACTAATTTGATAGATATCGTTGTCAGTGTATCCCGCCCATTCTACAAATTCAGCAAAATCTCGCGGCGTTAATGGATCTACAGTTTGACGAGCAGTAATGATAGTATATGTTGTAGGAAGCTTTGCTATTAAATTATTCAATGAAGATGCCATTAGCGAAATATTATGGCGAGCCAATGCATCGCCGTCATATGATATACGTTGATCGACACTTAATACTCGCTGAAGTGCTTGCTCAGGAGTAAGTATACGCGGAGAAAATTTTGAACCAATAGAATCAAATGTATTACAAGACATTTATTCTTCCTTTAATTTGAGTCGTCAACATCAGTAGCAGATATACCACCAGCCGAATATGTAACAGATTGTTGTGAATCTACAGCATATGCAGGAGGTGCACCAAGAGCGCTTTTATTTGCAACTTTTGCTTCTGTAACTGAAACAGATTTACCCGGTGAGTTGAGGTCAATGGTTGAACCGACTACAACAATAGGGGATCCTCCGCCACTAAGTCCAAGGCCTTTACCTTGAATATTCATTTCTTCTGAGCTTAAGATATCAGTGCTCTTACTTGTGACGCTAAGTGATTCGCCACTCTTAACATGCATCTCAGTAAGACTTTCAATTGAAAGTTTTCCCTCAGCATAAAGATCGATCGAGTCTACCTTTGCAGTCATTGCGATTCTTGATGTTGCTAGATCAATACCATTGCCAGAATTTAGATTGATAGCACCACCAGCTAGGAGGTTAATGTCTTGGCCAGAGATAAGATCTATGCTCGACGCACTATTGATTACAGTCTTACCACCAGATACACCAATGGTATATCCAGCTTTGTACATACCTTCTTTTGCACCGTCAAATACTTCGATAGAGTTTTCGTCTGAAGTTAACACGACGTCTCCGGCAGAACTAATTGTGATTGATCCATCTTGCGCGATAGTGATACGGCTTCCTGATTGGTGAATGATGTTAATAAATTCTGCGTTTGGACCACCACCTATCTCGACATAGCTGCCACCATATCTTGCTTGCCACATAGTACTTTGGGTGGAGCCAGAGAATGGCACTCCAGGTTCACTCCAAGTGTTTCCAGAAGGCATGACAACATCCTTCTTAGCCATACCAACGGCGTTCAAATACGGCGTTCTCTCGAGCCCCTCTCCGTTCATTTGAGCAGGTAGTGTTGTGCGGCCATAATTATTAATGACTTCACTTACACCTGGCTGTACTGCCGGATTTGCATCTTCTGCTATGTTATACGTTGCCATAATATATCTCCGTTATTGTGGGCCAGAGCCGCTCGAGCATTGCGCAATTTGTGCTTCATATGATGAAACCAATGCAGCATTGCCTCCGCCATTGATGTATTGTTCTTGAATGTCTTCTCTTGGGTTTTCAAAATACCGAGTGAAGTAATTTGCTGCTTCGGTCGCACTCGTAAATGATCTGTTAGCAAACTTAACACCTTCAGGATCACTATTGATCGCGTAACGGACTTGTCCGGTTGGATTCGTTTGCCAATCTGGAACCGCTGCAATAAATGCTTCTTTGCGCGATGGGAATGTGTATTGGAACAATCCAATACCGCCTCCTCCACCGACCTCCAGTACACCTGGGTTGAATCCCGATTCTCTATGAATATTTACAAGCGCGCCAATTGCGTGATTATGGCTCAGACCGCTATTTCTTAGATCCGCATACGCCGCGCATGGATCGTATGTAGTATTTGTTACTGGGGTTGTGTCAAAGTCTTGAGTAACTCCGGTTACATCTCTAGGAAGAGAAGTATACAATCCTCCGCTAATTGATCCAATCACAAATGGGTGTTGAGCATCTCTTCCATCCATAAAGAATCCAAAAACAAGTGTGCCTCTTTCTGGCCAGTTAAACATTCTATTGAAGTTACCATTGACAACATATGCCCATGGCAAGTCGTCTGTTGTTACTGTATCAAGAGAAGTATCTGTAGGGTGATAACCAAAGCATCTTACTTTAAGCCGACCGTCTCCAGCAGCTTCTACCTGTTCAACTATTCCGATGAACCAATGTGGATTAAAACCTCTTTCACTTATCATGATAACTTAATACCGCCTCGTGTTAATTTAAGTTGCTGCTTAAAAACATTACCATCAAATACAGAGTTAACTGATTCGACTAAATACATACCATTGAGACGTTCTTCTTCCTCGGTTGTCTTTTGATATGCGTGCTTATATAATGTGATGTTGATATAAGATCCAGCGAAAATATCGTTTCTTCCGTACACCGTTACATTTAGTGTATTCATATTATGATTATAGAAATGCGCCAGCTTTTTTGTGTATAGATCTGAGTAATGAGTATCTGGCCGTATTCCTTCGCCACCTGGAACGCCAGGCCCGGACCAATCTCTAAAAACGTGATATTCTTTTTTGCGAGACATCTTTTCGCGAATAAACAGTTTATCATGAATAGGATTTAAATCTGGATCGTGATTTTCTTCTTCAGTGTAATCATATGACTTTGAATCAATATTCATTGTAAGCAAGTTGAATTCATAAACTATTCTGCGGTATCCACCTTGTGCAATCGTATCAATTGTGTTAACACGTGTGCCAAAATTAACATCAAGTATTTCGGTCATTGCAGAATACTGTGAATCGGCGCTAATTGATCCGGCATAATTGCGTTTGTAATCAATTACTGGTCTTTGAATTAAACTATTATCAGTTCCAGATGTAATCGCCCTTTGTTGCATAAATTCATTTGTAGCAAAAAAGAACGCATCTCTTGCTTCAAAGAATCTAAATGTTTGAGAAGGAGTCATCCCATTATTAAGAGGATTCTCATCTGAATATGCGTTTCTCACAAACATATTCATTGCTTCTTCTGCACTATACTTCGGAATAACTATTTTTTGACGGTTCGTTGTTTTTTCCGTAATCAAAAACTTTAGCTTTTTGCGAAATAGTTCTTGAACTGGTCGTTGATAATACTCATCAAAAGCGTCAGTTGCGTAATCACTAATAAGTTGTGTACCGGCAATTGATTCGGTATAAGCTCTTTGGAGATATGTATTTTCTGACAGAAGCTTATAAGGAGAAGTAAAGTTTAGAGTGTACTGAACAAAGCTTGGATTCTTTTCATCACCATAAGATACATTATCCACCGCATACACAAAATAGTATTCGGTTCTTTCATTATCAAACCAGTCTGCGTATGTTACTTTAATGAACTCTTGACCGCGAATAGGAAACTCGTTGAGAATGTCATATGATTCGAATATAGTTGCACTGCCACGAATTGCACCATTGTTCATGGACTCGAGGATATTAAAACTTCCAACAAGACCAAGCATATTGCGCTCAACATTCAATGATTTGTTGAGAAGCGTAAACTCACGCAGTTCGTAATGGCCGGCCTGTTTGATATTAGACATTCATTAGACTCTTTAGATCTTTCTCGACACGTTGCGCATAGTCAGCATTAATGAGAAAAATAGTTCTGCGGTTTTCATTCTCTTGTGTTTCGTATTCATAGACTCTTACAGGGGTCCATTCGCCGGTGGTTACATCGCCTAGACGATAGGTGTCATGCGATATTTTAATAGTTGGATCAGTATTCTTTGTGCAATACACCACGTTTGTATCAATTAACGTGCTGGACAAAAACGTATCCACATTTAAAGCTAACGAATGTGTGATAGTGCTATTTGTGGTTGTCGTGATATTAATTGCTGTGCCATTTCTTGCGTTAGTCGCTGATGTTGCTAGCATAATAGTATCTGAGTTAACTCGAATAACGTAATAAGTTGTACCATTTGTAAGACCACCAATTACTGGACTTCCACTGTACACTACCGGATCAGTTGTTTTAAATCCATGAGCAGTCGATGTAATACGATTAGAAGATACGTTGACTTTATCACCAGCAAACGAGATTGAATGGGCGTATTTCTTGCGAATCGTCGACTCAAACTTTTCATTGGAGAGAGGCCATTGTGTGTAAGGATCAATAATGTTATTTGCTAAATAGATCATCCATACCTTATTTACATCGCCATAATATAGGCGAGCAATGTCTTCAGCACGATCGTCATCTGTTACTGTGTACGGTAAAAATAGATATGGGTCAGCCTGAAGTTTTTCTGCAACCTTTACACGTCGTGTGATATCAGTTACTGATAAACCATTGTACTCTATCTTTGGGAAGTAACGGAAATACTTAGCCATTATTCGTAATCCTCTTGAGTGTGAATCTCAGATTCAATGATCGTAACTGCTAAGTTTACCATTGCAGGACGCGAACCGGTTGGACCTTTGTTGACTACAACGTGTCCTTGAGGTGTGTAATCTACTGTTACGTTCGATATCATCGCTGTTTTAAACAATGGGAAATAGTTTTGATCGAGGCCAACGAAGAACACATCAACCATATTTGGGTAATTTAGCAGTGCCCGGCTGAGAACATTCGATTGAGTACCTTCAACTCCACCATAAGATGGCAATGAGGCCGATTTAAATCTTTTCACTATATTACGGATTTGTTCTGATTCTGTTTCATTGTTAGGAATTAACGTCCATTCAAATGTGTAGTTCTTCAGTGCAATGCCGTTGAACACCAGAGCTTGGTGAGGGTTAACTGCTGTTCCAGTTCCAACACCTATACCTTGCTCGATCTCTGATCCACCAATTGATGTTAACCCAGCACGAGCAGCAAACGTTGCGAATGATGCTAAACCACTCGCACTAACATTCCGAGGGTCGAGGGTACTACCACCGGTAAGCTTACTGATCGCATCTGTAGCCGCGCCAATTAAACCTTGATCTGAATTCATTGCGCTCATGGCATCAACTACTGCAGCGCCAGTGATTCCAAGTTCACGACCCATAACATCTGGGCTAGTAATATCTTGAATAGTCTTTGGTAATGGAAGAGCAATTGAGCCATTCGACGCCGTAGCTGTGCCACCTGCTGGCCTAGGACTATAGTTTTTAAAGTTAAAGATCATCGCATGAGAAGTAACTTCCGAAGGATACCTCAGAAGAGACGAAGCCACGTTCGATGTGCTTCTGTTTCTGCTAATAACATCTTGTGCTGGTCTGACGAATGCCATGAAGTATCCTATAAATACGTAGGTAGTTTAAGATATTTATATGGACATTCATGGCGTATTACCAAGGCAAATTTAAACCGAAGAATCCGCAGAAGTATAAGGGTGATCCAACTAACATCATATACAGATCTGGTTGGGAACTCAAGTTATTTAATTACCTCGATGTTCATCCAAACGTAATCAAATGGGGCAGCGAGGAATTGATCATTCCATATAAAAGTCCTATTGATGGAAGATGGCACAGATACTTTCCCGACGTCTATGTAGAACAGATAAATACAGATGGCAAGAAACAAACGATCTTAATTGAAGTAAAACCGGAAGCACAAACTGTTCCACCTAGTCAAAACAACAAGTTGACTCCGAAGGGAAAGGTGAGCAGAAAATACTTGAACGAAGTTATGACATACGGCGTGAATGACGCGAAATGGAAAGCAGCTCAAGAATTTTGTGCAGATCGAGGTTGGAACTTCTTAATCATGACTGAAAAGCATCTATTCGGAAAGTAACATGGCGATTCTATTTGATACAGTCTTAACAAAGGGTATTCGAGCTGGCCAAATGCCTGCACGAACCGAGGCTGCACGTCAGTGGTATCGAGACACCGCTCAGAGTTATAGACGCATCGATGAAAAGACCCTCATGAAAGGTGATGCTGAAAGACTCACTGTAAAGCCTTTAGTTGGTCAAATGTACATGTATTACTACGATCCGAAGCATAAGGCGACTCTTCCTTATTACGATAGGTTCCCATTAGTATTCCCGTACCGTAAAGTGCCGGGTGGATTCATGGGACTTAACCTACACTATCTTCCGTATGCCTATCGTGCTAAGCTTATGGATGCCCTTTACGACGTTGCAAACAACGATAAGTTCGATGAAACAACTAAATTAAAGTTGAACTACAACATCCTAAGCAGTTCGTCAAAGTTCAAATACTTTGCGCCTTGTGTAAAGCACTACTTAACAGAACAATTGCGCAGCCGATTCTTGTATGTTTATCCATCGGAGTGGGACATCGCGCTTTTCCTTCCAACGGAAAGATTCCAAGGCGCGACAAAGCAAAAAGTCTGGCAAGACTCAAAGAAACTCATAGTATAAGGCCACGAGATGGTATTCAATATCAACGATTTTAAAGCACATGTTGGCAACAGAGGGTTGGCGAAAAACAACCTGTTCTATTGTGCTATTACTATCCCAACTACTTTGAGTAATACTGTTGGGTCTACCATCACTTCAAATGAACTTACGTTCTTTTGTAAGTCTGCTCAGATTCCATCATTTGATCTAACGACAGTATCGTTTAGACAACACGGTTATGGCAAAGAGTTCAAGAGACCAATGGACTTCAATACTTCTTCATTACCGCTGATTTTTATGGTCGATGCTGAATTCGGTGTTATGAAGTACTTCCATAAGTGGATGCAGTCTATCTTCAACTTTAACACTGGTACAGTTGCTGCAGAAGACGTATATCGTAAACTGCCAAATGAATTTGAGTATCGCGATAACTATGCTGCACGAATTGAACTGTATGTATTCTCGGCAAACGACGTACAAAAAGTTTATAAGTATACGTTTGATAAAGCTTATCCGGTATCAATTGGTACTGTCGACATGTCATGGGAAAATCAAGCTGAAGTTATGTCGCTACCGGTAAACTTTGAATATGACTCGATTACACTTGAGACTGTCGAATACGCATCTATTGCGCCAGACCTCGACCGTCAAAATGGATTGATTTCATACATCAGCGCAATTAATGGAATCGGTCAAGCGATTAACCAGATACAGCGCCCACAAAATATTCAAGATATTATTCTTTCGTACACAAACATCAACACCATCCTCGGTGCATTATAATGGAGTTACACTATGGGTTTACCCAAGATTGATTTACCGCTTTTTGAACTTGAAGTTCCATCAACTGGAAAGAAAGTTAAATATCGCCCGTTCACAGTAAAAGAAGAAAAGATCTTACTTATTGCACAAGAGTCGAAAGATCCTAAACAGATCTTCCTCGCGATTAAACAAATCTTAACAAATTGCTTACAAGGTACTGACGTTGAAAAATTGGCTATATTCGATTTAGAGTATATCTTACTGAATATTCGAGCTAAGTCGGTGAATAACGAGATTTCGTTTAGTATTAAAGATCCAGATACTGAAGAAAAAGTAGATCTTACTATTAACATCGACGACATCCAGATCGTTAAGTTTCCAGATCATAATAAAATCATTAAAGTAAACGATGATATTATGATTGAAATGCGTTACCCATCTATTTCGTATTTAGAGAGTCTCAAAGACGGTCAAAGCGAGAGTGATTCGTTAAACAGTATTATGAAGGAATGCATCAACTCTATTTCTGATGGCGACCAGTCATATAAGTTGGCTGACTTTAATGAAGCAGAAGTTGAAGATTTTATTGAATCTCTTAGCTCTATTATTGTCGCACAAATCAAAAAATTCTTCGACACAATTCCTGTTATGAAATACGAAACAACCTACACCGATAAAACTGGAAAAACTAAAACATTTGTTGCCCAAGGTGTAGAAACTTTTTTTACCTAACGTTGAGTCATACCAATCTACAAATCTACTATCAAGTAGTGTTTGGATTGGCTCAACACCATAAATACCAAATAAGTGAAATTGAAAACTTAATACCATTTGAACGAGACATTTACTATGATATGCTAATTCGCTTCATCGAATCTAAAAAGGAAAGCTAATGGTCGCCGAGAATACCGTATCAGACTTAATCGAACGTATTAAGCTTGAAGGCCAGCTTACGCGTAACACCGGAACAAATTCAATCAAAGCTTTGATTGAAGTCTCTCGTGATGTTCGTGATAGAATGGATGCTCAATTAGACCTTATCAGCACTAACAATTCTGCTATAACAGACTTCCTACAGGACGCTGCTCGATCAAACCAATATGGCGGACCACCTGCAGATGAAGGCGATGGTGGTGATGATTCTGGTGGCGGTGGGGGCGCTCCTAGTGGAGATGGTGATGGACCATTAATGAAGTTAGGATTGCTCTCAACTCTTGCTGCTGCAGCCATCGGTGGAACAATTGGTGTATTCAAAGGATGGATAGACGCTATTAAGTTTTTCACTCCAGCAAAAATTCTTGACGCGTTGCAGAGTGTGAGTTCATCAATTACAAAAGCTCTAACAGGCTTTGCTGATATGGGTAAGAATGTAATTACCTCAGCAAAAACTGCAGTGTTCGGGGCGCTGAGTCCGCTCAATCAGTTCAAAGATTTCTTTTTAAAATTAGCTGCTCCGTTTACTCAAGCAGCAAAGACAGTTGCAACCTTAGCAAATAGTGTTTTTGGCGTGACTACAAAGGTGACCGATATGTTCGCTTACTTTAAATCGTTTGGCTCTACGATCACAAAAGTAAGCGGTGTAGTTGGAAAACTCTTCTTACCACTAACGATTGTTATGACAGCCATTGATACTGTTAAAGGTATTATCGCGGGGTACACAGAAGGAGGAATCGTTGGCGCGCTTGAAGGTGCGATCACCGGATTCTTCAACTCTCTTATCTTTGGCCCGCTTGATCTTTTAAAAGATCTAGCTTCTTGGGCATTAGGTAAGCTTGGATTCGAGAACGCAGCAGAAACTCTAGACTCATTTAGTTTTAGTGAATTGTTCTCGCAGTTCGTCAGCGGTATATTCGATCTGGGCCGTGGAATTATAAGTTCACTCGTTGGATCATTTGATAACATCTATTCCGAATTTGCTACCGGCGATATCATGGGTGGTATCGGGACATACTTCACCGAGGCATTCACTACTCTCGTAACAAAGCCTCTTGACTTAGTAAAAGACTTAGTATCATGGGCTGCAGATTTATTTGGATTCGAGAATGCTTCAGATTGGCTCGACAGTTTTAGTATTACTGAGTTATTCTATTCTGTTGTTGACTGGATTTCTGCAATTCCTGGTAAGCTTGTTGATGCATTTGAAGATTTTTGGATCGACACGATGGAAAAGTTTAAGATTGGATTCATTAACTTTTCGAATTGGGTTGCATCTATACCAGATAGAATATACTTGAGTGCTCTAGAATATCTAAACAACAGCGATGTTGGAGACTATCTTGTAAGTGATGATGCTGTTGCAGGTGCTCGAGCAGCAGTTCAATCGAGACAAAATGATGGCGCGAATAGAGTAGCACAAGTTCAGCTCGAAGCAAGAGACCAACGCGCTCAATTAGCAGCTCAACGTGTACAAGAAGATGCTGCTAGACTCGGTGCAGCTGGAACAACAGTAGCTCCAACTGTGATGGATAATAGAACTACAGTAGGCCCAACGAATAACGTTACAAATACTACTATTGTTACAACGACGAATGCATCAAGCGCTTTGTCTTCGTATAATCAGTTTCAATTAAACGGTGTTCAGTAAATTAGCTGATAAAGACCCCAGCAAATCACACCAATAATAATCCAACCAACTATTGGCGAACCTGATGCTTGAGCCGACTGTTGTTTTGAGGTCGCACTCGGCTTGCGTTTCGTTACACGTCTTTTCTTATTCGCACCGAACAAATTTGCCCAGAATTTAGCGCTTTGTTTTTGTTGTCTTTTTCTTTCTTGTTCAGCACCAGCTGTTGAATAGACAGTTTTTCTATGTGTAAAACCAGCGCCATCTCTCCAAGTTTGTGTAATCTTGTTTCCGGTCTTTGAGTTATTGCTGTAAGTGGTTCTAAACTGTTTACTGCCGGTTGAATTCGAATTTGTTATCGAACCATTGGTATTATTAATAGTCTGAGACCGCCGCGAATTTGCGCCAGTCTTCTTTGAAGTTCTTTTATATCCCATATTATCCTCCTATGAAGAAGGAGCCCGAAGGCTCCTTCCTTTAGACTCAGTCTCCAGCCGCTAGACTCTTGAAGAAGTCGAGAGTATCGTCGTCTTCATCCAACGATGGAGTGAATGACGGAGATGGAGTTTCCTCCTGCTTAGGAGCGGAACGCTCTTTAAACTTTGGAGTGAAGTCCATCTCCGCGTCGTCCTCGGCAGCCGATTTCATGGGTGCGTGTGAGCTGCCATCAAGGCCGAGAACCTTATAGAGTTTAGTCTTCAGTTCAGCGTAGGTCTTGAAGTTTTTAGGATCGACGATCTCTTTCAGAGAATGCTGTTGCTTCCAGATCTCTTCAAGTTGTTCGTCGGTAAATGACTCACCACGTGAGTTTGTCATGGGACCGGCTTCACTGAACTCAGAGCGATCATAGTTACGGTAGCCTTCGTAGTTACGAATCTTCAGTTTGAAGTCAGCACCCTCCCACATGTCGAATGGGTTAACCGGAGTCTCACCTTCGTACTGTGGGTTCATTGCTTCCTGAAGCTTCTCCATAATTTTCTTACCAAACTTGTAAAGGAATACCTTACCCTCATTTGCAGGGTTAGCAGCATCCTTTACAATATAGATGTTGGCATGAAAGTTAGTGCGACGCTTTTGCTTGCGCGCGATTTCTTTGTCAGCCTCATTACCAGAGTTCCAAAGCTTGGAATTATGTTCAGAGACCGGATCATCTTGACCAAGCGTGGTCAAAGAGTTCTCAATATACCAACCACCAGGACCTTGGAAACCATGGTCATGCATCTTGACAAATGGAACATCTTCACCTTCTGGGGCAGGCAAGAAGCGGATAACAGCGTATCCATTCCCGGCCTTATCGACATCGGGCTTCCAGTATTTGTCGTCGTTGTTATTGGATTGGCCGCCGACCGTCTTTTGAAGTTGTTTGTTCAAGTTGTCGAACGAAGACGAACGGGCTTTTTTGAGAGCT